TTGACCGTGCACTCACACCAGTCACCGTTGCCTGCACCACACCAACCTACGCCTGAATCACACCCGTGCTCAAGCATGCCATGCCCACAAGATTTGCACATGTCACTCATAATGTTGTGAACTTGCCATAGACTCTATCCTGCCTAGCCTTGTTGTTTTTTGCCCTGTTTGACAGGCGTACGCCACAGCAAGGACAGTATAACCCTTCCCATTTTATAAATACACAGCACTTGCTGCATTTCTTATAATCTGTTTCTGCTATATGCCTTACAGTTTTTCTGTGCTCGTACACAGGATTTAGGCACGTATTTTTACAAATTAACGTCATTGTTTTCTCCCGTCACAGTCATGCCTAGGAAGTATCATATCGTATTTTAACTCCATGATACACCACACACACTCCTTGTTGCCTTTCATCAAATTATTTTGCACCCCGTTGTGCCACATGTTTCTTCAGGCTTGAATATTGTATGCCCGTTGTTGCATATCACACGCTTGTTTTCCTCTGTTGCGTAGGCTATGATGCTTGAGTTGAAAAGCAATTTTTTCATGTTCTTGCAAGAGTCGCATTTCTTTGCGTCACAATCCTCGCAAATTTGTTTTTGCGAAAAACATTCGTCACAGTCCCAAGTCATTGTTTTGTGTTCTCCTGAGGCACAAACTCTGGTGCCTTGTACTTGTTCATTGACTCCTCTGCCTGATTTTTGCCTTCGGCTATCATGGTTCCCTGCACACGAAATAGGCAGCGTCCTAAGCCACGTTTTGTATGCTCCCCGATTAAGTTTTGACAAGCAATGCACATTACCTTGTCTATCTGTTTTGATCCTATCATGTTATTGTTATACCCAAACGTTATATAAATCTATCTGACATTATACGTTTATTATTTCATACCTAGGTGCTGCTTCCCGTTTGTCTTTTCTTGAAATTGTTTTTGGTCTACGTTTGCAACAAGGGCAGTTGCCTTCAACTAGGTAAATCCTTCTTATCCATTTGTCACAGCGTCTACATAATACATGAGTCTTGTATGCGTTGCCAAACGGTCTATCATCTGGTACTCTGTCACATAACCCTTTGCAGCCTTTCATAGATAGTTATGGTATGACAGCCTTAATTAAATGTTTGCATGCTAACGCAATTCTTCTAGCATTTCTTCATCATAGGTATTCATTTCATATTCTGGTCTATCTTCATACTTGTCTACCTTGTTAAGTTTGAATGACACGTACAATAGTATTAGCCCCACTGGGGTCAGGAATAATGTGAATGTTAAAAACAAACCTATAAAGAATAAAGGTATATTCATAATATAATTATGAGCATACTCTATATTAATCTTATTATTGGTCGGGACAAATCTTACGTGTTTGTCCACTACCGACCTGATAGAACGCTAGTTACCTAGTAACATATATACGTCATACTACTATATAAAGTAAACACTAATAACAACCGTTCCCTTATCGAGTCATTATTAGGTGGTTTAAGAGGGCTACCGTGATCTACAACTTGTGCGTGAAACGGGTAATCCCTGACAACCAACTATAATATGAGCATGCCTTATTTATAGGTTTAACTAATCTTCATCATCTTCGTGCTTACTTTTTCTTAACTCTTCTACTTTATCTTCAGCTAGGAATGTTATTTTCCAAAACACTTTCTTGTCGGCAGATGAAATTTTGGATTTATCTAATCTAGCAAATGCCAGTTCAAACCATTTTAATAATGATTCATAGTCGCCTAAAGTCAATGTAACCATACTTTTCATTTAAATAGGTAGTTTATATTCTTTCAGTATCTTTGATAAGTACACATAGATATAGGTCTTGAACGTATTCTTACACGTAATTTAGTTCCACAACAAGGACAATGTATGCCTTCCCAGTCTACAAACAACGCACATTCAGTGCAGCGTTTTCCTCCACTTAGATATGTTCTTTTACCTTTAGGTGCATAATATTTAGATAAACAAACTCCTTTACATACGCCCATGAGAAACTATATATCTGTCGTAATATAAGTGTTATAATGGAAGAAAAAGCCTTCAAAGAGCCTAAAGAAGTTAAAAAAGAAGTCGGTAAAGAGGTTAAAAAATGCCTATGTAACCCTGAAATTGGCAAACACCCAAAATGTCCTGTTCATAGCCTATAACATATTCTGACATAATTTTAACATTATTAGACAAAGTTTATTAACTAATGATTTCCTAGAATATTATGGGTATTAGAGATTCTCTTAGTGGAATAAGAAAAGCTTTAACTCCAGTTAACAAAGGATATACTGATGCTACGACTAGACCAAGTGTAGCACAACCTTATATGAGTACCGACACAGGTGCCAAACTACCAATTTTCCCATTCCCACTCATTATGATCTATGAGTTGGCAGATAATATTGATGCTATTAGAATTCCTATTGAGACACTTAACCGTGAAATGTTTAAGAACGGTTTTGAGATAGTAGAGAGATTCAAATACAAATGTGACAACTGTTCAAAAGAATTCCAATATGCACCAAACATTCACGAAGAAGGTGAGGACAAGATAGACATGAAGAAGGTACAGTGTGACTCTTGTGGAAGTTATGACATGAAACGACCTATACCAGAACACAGAAAGATTCTTGAAGATATTATGAGCAAGCCTGTAAATGGCAACATGCAAAACATGGAAGACCTTTCAAGACAGTTGGAAAGGGATTTGGAAATTGCAGATAATGCTTATCTGTTAATGTTAAAGAACTACTTTATTGACGATGTTACTGGTGAAACAGATATGCAAAAAACTGAGATTAAAGAACTGTTAAGAATTGATCCACCACAGGTAGCAATGATTGCTGACTCTGATGGCAGAATAGGTTATGATGATAAAAGACAAAAGATCTGGGTATGTCCTAGATTTGAACACAGGGACAAAAGACAGTACACTGACAGATGTGATATTTGTAATGCAAAATGCCTAAAGGCAATAATTGAAGTAAACTCTGTATATTCTATTGGTATACCACACCCAAAGAGAGTAATCTATGGCGAAGGTGAAGTTATTTGGAAGGCAGGCAAGTACAAACCAAGTCTAATTTATGGTCTATCTCCTATATTTGCTATATGGAGTAAGGCAATGTCATTGTCACACATGGACGAGTATGTCAGAAAGTACTTTGATAAGATGCGTCCACCAAGAGGATTGCTTGTAGTTGCATCAAGAAACTATGAGACATTCAGAAAGTCATGGGACGCTTTGGAGCAAAAAGCAACTGAAGATCCGTACATGATACACCCACTCATGGTTGAGTCCGACAAAGGTGGAAAGAACATGGCAAACTGGATAGACTTTACTGGTTCATTACAGGAATTACAATTCATTGAGGTAAGAAAAGAACTAAGACAGATCATTGGTGCAGTTTACGGTGTGCTTCCATTGTACTACGGAGAGATGGTAGGTGGTTGGTCACAAGAAGGATTACAAGTTACAATTACAAACAGAGCAGTTAAATGGGGACAGGATATTTTATACAAGGCTTTCTTTAAGAAATTTGCAGAAGTTATGGGAGTTGACGATTGGGATCTTAGACTTGTAGCAGGAGAAGAGAATGACAAACTTTCAGAACTGCAAAGAGAAGGTGTAGAGATCGACAACATGGCAAAACTGCAACAGATGGGATTCAAGATAGAAAGAACCCATACTGGAGAATACAACATATCCAAAGAGGTTCAGGAATATGAAAATCCTGAACTTAAACTTGGTAGAGGCAGAGAAACTGCTGCACCTGAAGAACAAAGGGCAAATGCACAAGGCGAACATGTTGAAAGTAGACCATCTGACATGGGAGGAGTTGCACAAGGATCACCTTCATCTGGTACTGGAACATCAATGTCACAAAAGAATTATCCTAACGGCATTACGCCAACAAACTTTGACGTAGTAAAGAAGACATTGCAAACAGCAATGGATTTCGGTTGGAAAAAGACCAAGACCGTTGAAGAGTTAAGAAAGTATGCAGGAATGACAGTAAGAAACGCAAGAGATATAGTTAACGAAGAATTTGGACAAGTACAAAGGTGGGACGATGAAGAAAATAACTGAGAAACCTAAGCCAAAACCAAAGGTTGTAAAGCCAAAAAAATTAGATGAATGGGACATATATTTAGGACGTATTGTTGATTTGTTAGATATTAAAAAAGACAACAGATCGCTTGAAATACTGATGGAATGTCTAAGAAAGATGGAAAATAGGGATAAATAATGGCAGAAAAATTAAAAATAGATTCTGGTGAGTCAAAAATTGGCAGTAAAATTGTAGACATTCATCAAAAAAATGAATATACAAAGGTAAATCACTACAAAGAGGGTATGTGTTTTAGTTGCTTTGGCAATGGTATTCCAGTAGGAGCAGGTGTAAACGATATTTGTGGTGACTGTGCAGGTAAAAAAGGCAGAGAAACTATTCTAGTCCCAATTAAAGAAGTTGTTTATGGAATGTGTCATTTTTGTGGAGTGTATAAACATGGTTTGGAACAAGTAAACGTAAGACTTTGTGAAAAATGTCATAGAAAGGTTGCAAATGTAATGAAAGCATATAATAAAAAAGGTGGAATGTTTGAAGTTGATCCGTTCTGGAAGAATATGAGAAGAAAACACGGAAAAGACTGGCAAATAATCATGTCTAAAAACTTAGGCAACAAACGTTAGTTTTTTAATACAAAATTTATTCTATTGTTTTCAAAATCATAGTATCTGTTGTCATAATCAACAAATCTGGTTTCTAGGTTGTCATTATTGTTGATATACTTGTCAACTCTCCATCTAAGTTCTGGTTTTCTTAAAAATCTTGGAAATATGTCAATAAACATCTTTTTAGGGTTAAATTTGATCTTATCATGCAATATAAGCTTGGTTTCATCAGTTAT